ATGAAATACAACATATGCAAAATGTTATTTCTTTTATGCGCGTTGTTCTACTCCGCTTCGGTCTATGCAGGCTGTGTCGAAAATCCTAACGGTTTTGGTAATGCAAACTGTGTAACTGAAGCGGAGGCACAAATTTGGGTTGCCAATAATACGAATCAAGTTAAAAAATGCACTGGTGGATCACAGTACACTTACACCGCGTCCGCAACGTCGTTCGATGGCTCTAATACGAATCGAATCGCTAACTTAAATTGCACGCTCACTAGCAATGGTGATGTGTCACAAAATTATTTAGTTGCAGTCTTTACAGAAGATTGCAGCGCACAAAATGCCACATCAAACGCCACGCTCTCGTTCCAGCAGTGGCCTGCCTGTCGGGGTGGTTGCGCCGTTCAGGACTCGGGTCATCGAACAGTAGAGAGCACTTATAGACCGACGGGGCAGCCTGCGTATGTCGTTACATTTCAACAGGGCGTTGTGCAGTTCACTGGGAATGTGTGTCAAACGGTTCCGGAGACTCCGCCACCACCTGACGTTCCTCCCACACCGGATGGTGAGGACACGTGTGCAAGTGTCGGCAATTTGACGCAATGTCAAAAACCGAATGGTGACATGTGTGCCACAGCATCAAACGGCGTTCAGCACTGCTGGGATCCTGCGGCGCCTCCGGTTATTCCTACGGTTTCGCCTGATGGCTCTGTAACTGTGAATAACACAGCGACACCTGCTGACGCACCGCCCGGTCAACCAGTGCAAGGCACCATCAATAATTCAACTACGATCAATAACACTACGATCAATTCATCCGTAACAGTTTCGGGTACGCCTGCGGCTGGCGGTGGCGATACGGGCGGCTCGGGTACTTGTCCAACGGGGCAGACGGGCACACCGCCAAACTGTGTGGCTACTGGGGGCGGCGGTACGAATACTACACCGGCACCGCAAGCGTGTCCCGCTGGAGTCGATTGTACGGGTGCAGGTTCTGCGACTGGGCCTATGGGTGTCGTTTACACTAAAGGCACTGACACGATCGGTAGCGTCATTTCTGGACACTTTGACGACATTGCGAATTATCCGATTGTCAATGCTGCTCAAGAATTTTTAGGCACCGATTGTTTCCTCGAGGGCGCTTGTCCAGCTCTAAACATGGCGGCGTCAGAATACTTAGGTGAAGTCGCGAGTGATGCGTTTTGTTCGCCTGCCGGTACGTTCATCCTCTCGTTAGCTGGTTACGTCTTATTAGCAGGAGCATCATATGCTGCGTTTCGCATCGCCATTGACAATTAATCTTCAAAATCTTCTGTTGCATGTCGGATGGCTCGATGATTTGACCAGCTGGTTTAGAGACGCATTTAAGGCAATCTTCAACGCCTTCATAGAGTTCATGAATGACTTGATTATTGCGTTGCTAAAAGCGATTTTTGAAACTGCTGACGGTATGGTTAGCCTCTTGCCAGTGCCGGATTTTTTAAACAATTACGGCATGTGTGCATTGCTTGCACAGGCAGGCCCTGCGGTCGGATGGATTTATAACGAACTGCACTTTTCGGAGTGTATGGCGTTGATCGTTGCCGCGTACGGTTTCCGCATGACACGTAAGATTTTTACATTATTCCAATGGTAAGGAAGCAATTATGCAAGTTGGATTAGAAGGTTTGCCGCGTTCCGGAAAATCATACACGTGCGTCAAAGATCACATTATTCCTGCGCTAAGAGCTGGCCGGCGCGTTGTCTCGAACATCGAAGGCTTAAACGCTGTCGAGATTGCGAAACTGATTGAAAAACCGGTTGATGAAATACAGGCGCTTCTGATACATATCGAAAACCATGAAGTGAGAATACTCCACGAGATTGTGTTGTTTGGCGATCTCGTCTGCGTTGATGAGTGCCACTCGTTTTGGCCACTGGATCGCAAACCGCTAAGCGATGACGCTGTTCAATTTTTCGCAATGCACGGGCACATGAACTTAGACATCGTGTTGATGACTCAGCTTTTTAGCGAAGTACACAGATCAGTCGTCGCGCGGTTGGAAAGAAAAAACAGTTACACGAAAAAAAGCGTTATTGGAAAGCCTAACGACTGTCATGTTAATTTTTATCAACAAAACATTTCCGGCGGTCGATTGAAGTGGATTAAGATCGACTCGAAAACATTCACGTATGATCCGCAATATTTCCCGTGTTATTCGAGTTTTTACAAAAACGACGAAGGAAAAGATGGTGGGCAAGACTACAGCGTGTATGGCGCAGATGAGGCTAAATTTTGGTCGCTTAAAATGAAACTGATGGTAGGGTTTATGATTTGCGCGACGTTAATTTCTGGGTTCGTATTTATCAAGTTTTTGAAGGGCGGTGACTTGCTGGAGCAAGCGGAGCAAGCCCAAAAAAAGTTAGATGCGCAAAAGAAGCCTGCGCCGGTTCAGGCAGCGGTCGTGCAGGTAGCAAACGCTTTTTCATCGAGCGGTACGCGATACGGTAATGCGTCCGACAAAATTATTCTTGTCGACAAAAGCTACGTTACTGCGCTGTCAAACAATCATCGAGCAAGGCTGGGCGGTTACATTCACGACAGCGCGAGTAATAAATACAACGGTTACATCGAGTGGCGTACACAGCGTGAACAAGTCTATGAGCGTCTAAGCTTTGATGAACTAAAAGATTTTGGTTATTCCGTAAACATCAAAAATAACCTTGCGTATATCTCAAAAGGCAATGACGTAATAATCGTCACTACTTGGCCGTTGCTTGAATCCCGCGCAAGCGGTCAACGCATATACAGTCCGCCCGAACGTGCGGTGAGTCGCGCAAGCGAATCACCGCAGAGTGAAGGCGGCAATAGATCGACATCGGCTTCAACAGACAGTGCACAGATCGCTTCCTACGGTGGATTCCGAGAGTAGCTTGTTCGGCTTCATCGAACGGTGGCGCTTCATGCTTTTATGTCTCGAAGTTCCCCCAGGGCGAATTAAAACAGCTCGAGCTCCTGCGTGTTTTGCGAATCTCCTTTCATGCCAAACCGCTCTTTCCTTGACTTATTCGTACAAGTAAAATATATTCCGTTCCAAGTTCAATTTAATTGAATAGCCGTTCCCCTTGATGCGGGGCTTGTCGGCCATATGTCGTTCCGTTCACGCGACTTATGAATCAGGCCCCGCTTCAATCAATCAATGGAGCCGACACCATGTCAAATTTAACGCCTGCTGATATCTCGCAATTTGCCGATGCGATCGCGTCACTTTCAAACGTTGCACTTGCCGCCGGATTTGTGCTCGGCGTTTTTGTTGGTGACTCTTTAAAGCCGCTCGTAATCGCAATTTCTCGCATTGTAGAAAATAAGTTCGGTACTAAACATACGCTGGAAAAGCCCGTCAGAAAAACACGTAAGCGTAGAGAGCGTCAAGCCGTGTTGCCCTTGGATGGCGCGCCTTGAACGCTTACATAAACATCCCATTCGATCCCAGCGTTTTCGGCATAGCCGTCTCCGGATTGATTCTCGCGACAGCGCTCTATGTGCCTGCGCGAGCCTTATTTGACTCGTACCGACTACCCGTCGAACGACCTACAAAACGCACCCCCCCACTTGATGGGGTGGTCACGTGATAACGCTCCAAGAGCTAGACGACATCTTCGCAAGACGCGCTCCGCCACCGGACGGCGTCACAGTGCTTGATGATTCTTGTTACACCCCGTCTAGTAACACGGGGTGTACATCAATTATTGACTATTTAAGCGTAACAACACTGATCCTTGCTTTTCCGCAGTTCAAACATTCTGAGCTCGGGCTGGCAAACAAAATGTTCGATAGAGTCTTTCCCGATGCATCAATCCTTGCTACTGATTTCAGCGAAAAAGGATTATTCGGCTATCGCTATTCTGCCGACTTGTTTGCCCCCGAGTGTGATCAGCCCTGCGGAAAAATCGCTTACGGTGGAAACGGAAATACGCTTTTAATTTCGATTTCCGGTTCTGGTTGCCCATTCATCGGAAGCCCTGAAAGAATCAAGCAAAACTTAATCGAACTGGATTCTAAAATAACGCGCGTCGATCTTGCGTTTGATGATTTTACTGGCGAATACATAGACATGGAATTCCTTTCATATCTCGCTAGTACGAATTTTTTTACGTCTGATAATGGCAAGAAACCAAAGCGCATTAAGTACGATGATTTAAATTCCCTAGCTGGAAAAACGATAACCATTGGACGATCGGGCGATCGTGAGCTGACATTTTATGAAAAAGGATTGCAGTTACAAGATTATCGTTCTGCGTGGAAGCGTTGTGAGGTTCGCTTGTGGTCAAAGAATAAAAAAATCCCGTTTGACGTGCTGGTGAATGGTGGCGCGTACATGCGCGGCGCGTATCCGCAATTAACGTCGATACTTCCAGTTCACGGCTCACGACGATGTCAGTCGTTCCGCGCTCAATCTAAAGCGACGATAGAAGCAGAAGATAAATTTATTTTCACAACCGTCGGTCGCGCATTGCGTCTTCGCAAAGAAGAGCTAAGTTCTGACGAATTTCAGGAATATATTTCAAAGCATCTAGTCAAATCCGGCATGCCTAGACGTTGGAAAACATCGCCGGAATCCGTAGTCAAAAAACTAATCAACGAAAACAAAAACAGGGAAACCAATCATGTCAGCTAAAATTACAATTCTCACAAACGCGAAGTCTGTAACCCGTGACGGCAAAACTGGGCCGTACACAAAAGTTACTCAGCTAGCTACGTTTGAAAACGCTTCAATGAAAATGCCGATTGACTTAGAAGTCGAAGGTGAAGCGTCTGGGTATGCGATCGGTAGTTATACGGTCGATCTTGACTCACAGCTTAAAGTCGGAAAATATGGCTTGGAGTTGCCGCGTTATTGGAAGCTTGTCTCGGCTACTAAGGCGTAACTCATGGGCGTCTGCGTGCAAATACAGTCCGATGGTACGTTGTTGCAGAACGCCCAAACAATACAAGACTGTGCGGGTCATTGGCTCGCAAGTCCTCAAGAGTCCATGTGGTCTGTGGTGTTTGCTCAGTGGTTGGTTATTCCTGATCTTGCAACACAAATCTTGTGGTTCACCGGCCCGTGTAGTGTCATCGTTGCGTGTTACTTGATCGCATACTTCTCAGCGATGCCCGTGTCGATTTTCAAACGCGATTAAACAATAAACTTACTTATAAAAAAAGGAAAATACAAAATGGATTTCACTACTATTTTAGGCGGCCTCGCCGTTGCTGGACTTGTCACTGCAATCATTGCAGGTAACACTTTGAAAGCTTCGCCTAACTTTGCAAACTGGGCTTCGCGTAAGCTGGCCAATTTGTTCCGTTGA